AAAAAGAAAGAGTTATCGCTAACTCAGTTACGAGATCTACTGACAAATAAGAGTGAAAGTAAGAGTCATCATCATCTATTGCCACTTAAGCCGAGCAGTAAAGTTGTTTTTCAAAGTATGTGTCCAATACTCCCTAGAACTAAAGGGTGTGATATAACTACAATGGATCATATTTTTGAGGGCTTTGCTATTAAAAACTCGGAAAAGTACGATTTATATAATGACGAAAATTACGGAGCAACACTACCGAATGGTGGGTGGGATTTTGCGAGGCCACATTTAGAGAGGTACGGCGAAGAACGTATAAATGACATCACTTATGATGGATTACTCTATATTATAAAAAAATATGGGGTTAATTGGAAAATACCGAAGTTTAAGTTCAAGCCAACAAAAGCAGATATTGATCTAATGTATGTTAAACCAGAAAGTTATTCAGGGTTAATGACGGGTAACCTCTTCGGTGAAACAAAAAAGTTAAGCATTGTCCTTAGCAATCAGGTAGCGAAAGTTCTCTTTGACCTTTGTGGGTCAAAGCTTATGGTTGACACTAGCCTTAAGACAGTTGGGGGTCGTGAAAAACTTAACAAGTATAGCTCGTTGGGTGATAGAACTGTAACACGGTGCGTGTTACAAGAAGAGACGCCTATTACGCAATTAAAACAGATATACTCGAGGCCGATCACTAACGCTTATCGTAGAATTAGCCATAGATGGGATTCAGGTCATGGTATCGGAGTTTCATTATTAGGTGAGAACTGGGATTACTTTGTTGATAAAATAACACAAGAAGGTCACCGACTAATATGTGGTGACTGGAGCTCACATGACACGTATGTTTCTGAGGTCACAATGAATGTTGCTTTTGGCATTATGAGGGCAATGTGGCCGGACTCTAGTGAAGTTGATAGGCATTTCTTCTTCTTTACTTCGGGTCACGTGTATAAGAGAGTTATCACTCCAGGTGGTTTTGTCTATAGAATAGATGGTGGAATAATGAGTGGGTGCCCCTTCACTTCACATATGAATACCATTTGTTGTAGGTTAGAGGTTCTATTTTGTTTCGATAAATTGAAAGTAGAATTAGGTACGTTGTTCACTTATGGAGACGATTGGATCGCGACTATATGTAACACAATACAGATTCCTAGAAATATCGAAGAAAAAATTCTGGAAATTACAGGCATTAAGATGAAAGACTTAAAAGTTGGCGGGTTTCATGGCTCAATGTATATGGATTCAGGAATCAGCTTTCTACAAACATTCTCATATAACGGTGAACCTGGCCGTGAATTTAATCGAATTGTCCAGAAACTAAGATATTGCGATACAAAATCGAGGAAAAGTATACGATCAAGGATCGACCTAGCTTGTAATATGTTAATGAGTAATATAGGTAATGAGATTGTAACAAATCTTATTTTAGAGTACATAGATTATCTGTGTAAACGCCAGGGAATTAACAGTCACGATATACAAGTTCAAGCACTAAAAAGTGCTTATATACTGCGATTTAAGAGATCATTAGTACTTAGCGATATTGAACAGTATACTAAGGATTTACAAGACCCCGATAAGTACTTTGGGTATAGTAAAGCTGCTAGTAATAGTGTTAAATTATCTAATGGTAATATACATAAAATAATACGTTGCTTGTTAGGCAATGATAGTAGTGTATAGCATGTGATACAGTGTACGATAATATATAATATACTATATATGCCATATATGATATGTGCG